TATCCATCAAGGCAGGTAGATCCGCAGCAGTGTAACGTGCAAGGTTAGTCATTATAGTAGCTCCTTAAAAGCGAGTTTATTTTTTGTGGACCCCGAAGGCATCCTCATTATTATATATGAACTAGTACTAAAAAGGGGAGTGTTGAACTCCCCACTTTATTATTCGGTTTCTTCAACTTTTCTTTTTTTTCCAATATTATATTTACTCTCCAAAGTCCAATCATCCTTATCTTTATAAGAAAGAACTTTAATTTGATTCAATGGAGCTACATCAGTAACTGAATCTGGTTTAACAATTGTAACTAGACCCCAATCTGAAATGAGATTAACAATTCTATTTCTACGTTGAACATCATTTACGGTTAGATTAGCGTGCTTGCCATCTAATGCAAATAACTCTTTGAAATGAACAATATAATACCTACCCTGTTTATGGAGGATATGACAAGATTGGTAAATCTTTTTTTCTTTACGAGACGCAACACCAATGCGAGTTAGAGTTTCTCTCACTTTAAGGAAATCATCTGGCTCATTAAGGGATACCTCTACCATTTGGTCTTGAGACCATTTGACTTCCGGTTCAACAAAGTTACTCATTTTTTACCTCCAACATCAAGTTTCGCTTTAATAAATGTAATCTGTTCTGGGGTGAGAATTTTCAGAGCTTGTTGGGCCTTTTCATTACTATAACCATAGTACGATTTGACTGCATCAAGGTTTTGAATTTTTTCTTTTTTTAACCACGGAGAAAATCTTTTCCGTTTCCTGATAATATTTATAAAAAAGTCATATTGAAGTTTAGATGGC